AGGAGCGGCGCATGCCCGACGACCCCTGTTCATGAATCAGACCTGTTCATTAAGTGCAGGGATGGTTAGAAGCCAGTTGAGCTGCGCAGCGGCTCATGCGGCCGAAGGCCAAGATCGAGCGGAGCGTAGCGGAGCGCACACCGAGGCACCCGTTGGCTCCCCTATAAAATGCTTTAATATTACTAGCATTTTATAGGGTTATAGGGGATTTATTCCCCTAGGCCCTTGTGGGGCGAGGCTTGCCCGAGTCCCACCCCCTACCTATTGCAACTTGTTTGCATAGTCATAAACATTTTACTTAGTTAAATCTCCTCCTCTCCCCACTCTACCTTAATTTCATTATCATAGAAATTACATTGAACAAATCTATCACATAAAGCATCTCTACCTACTCCTTCTCTATAGCACTCTTCAATACAAAAGTTACTACACACAATCAACGGTAAGTTGTCAGTCTTCAATGCTTGCTTGCACTTCTGACGCAGCGGTAGCGGCTGTCCATCACACCAAGCGTTAAGGAACTGTATACGCTTTTGGTGTTTGTACTCATCGAGTATCACAACATCGTAGAGACCATCTTCATAGTCATCATAGAATTCTTCATCTCTTGGCATGTCGTAGACTCGTAAGCGTAAGCGCATGAGACCGATAAGTCTGGATTTACCAATCCCAGGTTTACCACAAATCCACAACTGCTTCTGCCGAGGTTGTCGAGGCTGCAGTATGTTGGTATGCAACCACTCTTGGAGGTCAAGTGCGGCGTAGCAGTCGGACATGATAGTAGGACACTTCCATGGAAGAAGATCTTCATCGAGCTTCTGACGCTTGTTCCATCCAATGAACTCTTCTATTTTGCGTTTCTGCATCATAGAGAATCCAGGATCTTCCGCTACTATCGCTTTGAAAGTAATTCCAGCGAGAGCGAGTTTGGCAATCTTGTCTTGTATCTTCGGCTTCTCGGAGATATCAGGCATGTCTCCATGGCTGATGTAGTTGCCGTCTTTGCAGACGTAGCGTAGCGTCTTGACGAGTGATCGAGCACCTTGGTAGTTACCATGCTTCCCGGTGAGTGCATCCAATTGAGCAGCGCAATCCTTCATATCGTTTTTCGTGGCGAAGGAAATAATGGCGTGTAAGTGCGGTTCTCCGCTCTTGTGCTCCTCCTCCGCCACAACAATAAGCGAAGCATGAGGCCACAAAGTCATACACTTTTCCAAGCAGACTTCTTTCGTTGTTTCGTTTTGGGGCCATGTGAGGAAGTACGTCTTTGCGTGCAGTCTGAAGCTCATAGGGGATTGAGGGGAATGAGGGGAAACTCCCCTTTTATACTAGCCGGCCTACGGTCTAGTGCGTTCTCTGAACGGCCTTAAGGACCAAGCCACGTCATTGGCTCCTTTTTGATAGGGACCTACGGGACTAGTCTCCCATTGGAGCGTTGAGAAAGATCGGATAGGCGCTCCGGACTATCCAAATTATATAAAGGCAGTTTTTCAGTCATTCTTTATTCTCACGCTGGAGGCTACACAACCTTTGACCGCTGATCAACTTGTTCTGCAACGCCTTGCTGAACTAGAAGCCCGCCTTTCTCTTATTGAGCACTACCTCGAAGAACAAACTACTATCGAAGATGAGTCGGAATGCTTGGGCGAAGAGACCGAGACAGACGTGGAGACCGACTACGACTATGGCAGTCGTAAGAACCCAAAGTACTCGAGCAGCTCGTCCAGTTCGAGCGTTCTCCCGTATGGCACCCTTGAGTACTAGAGGTTGGCGACCTTTTACTCGCGTCATGGCTAACACTGAGCTGAAGGTTCAAGATCTCGCGGTTGCTACTTACCAAGTCAACACTACTGGGAGTATCACGCTGTTGGCAATTCCAGTCACTGGTGCTGATTTCAATGCTCGCATTGGCCGCCGTATTCGGCTTAAGTCTCTTTATCTACGTGGTCGTGTTATGCTTGAGGGACTTAACAATGTGACTTTGAACCAGCCTTACATTGCGCAAGCACAGCAAGGTCGTTTGATGATAGTCTTCGACTTGCAACCCAATGGTTCTGCTCCTGCTATCACGGATATTTTGAATACCGCTGATCCTGCATCGCATCTGAATCTCAACAATCGTGATCGTTTTCGTGTCATTCTTGATCAGGAGTACTTTCTCGATCCTGCAGTCTACAACACTTCCAATTCTACATCTGCATGGGCTCGTACTGGACAGAATGTTCGAAAGTACAAGAAGATTAATCTCGATATGATTTTCAATGCTGTTAATGGCGGTACCGTTGCTGACATTGCATCTGGTGCATTGTACATGGTTTGGATTGGCTCTGCTGCTGCGGGCACAAACACTGATATGAATTTCATTGGTTCTACGCGTGTGCGTTATCAAGACGCTTAATTTGTTTTTTGGGAAAATAAACCCTAGTGTTCGAATCTACCTGAACTTCATTGATGGAGGAGCGGCGCATGCCCGACGACCCCTGTTCATGAATCAGACCTGTTCATTAAGTGCAGGGATGGTTAGAAGCCAGTTGAGCTGCGCAGCGGCTCATGCGGCCGAAGG